TCTTGAGCAGCCATCTTAGACGCAGGCTTATAGTTGCTTGCCTTTGCGTCATAAATTAGATTTTCTCCGCCAGTATTGGCTCGCCTTGGCCTTCCTGCTTGAGTAACAGCTGTAACAGTTTCCTTTGCTGCTTCTTCAACTTTTGGTTTTCCACGTTTTAATTCATTTGCATATCCATCAACAGTGTCTTTTGCAATTGCCTTTGTTCTTTTTGATTCAGAGTTTGTCTGTGCCGATTCTTGTAGGCCATCATTAAACTGTGCAAGCTGAACGCCTGCTAAAGGCTGTGCTCTTTCAAACTTGTTTCCTCCAAGGCGTAGCTCCCTGCCCTGAGAAGTTCTTACACGACTCTTTTGCGACATTCTTGTTGGATCTGCTGAACTTGGAACCTGGTATGGCTGTAATCCTGCAGCCTTTGCATCATCAGCTGTTGGGTTTACTCTAAACTGGTAAAGTCCTTTTTCTGCTGCATCAAGTGCTGCTCGTAATTTAGATGTAGCTGGAATTGACTGACGAACTTCTTTTTCAAGTAATGCAAACTGCTCAGAAGTTATGGTAGCATTTTTGTTTTGACTAACAAGAGCAGAAACTCCCTTTGCAATTTCAGCATCATAAAGTGCAAGTTCTTCTGCAACCTCGCTCATCTTGGCACCACCAAGCTTCACACTCTTTGCCCACTTGTCAGCACCTCTTGATTCAAAGTCTGCCAAGAAATCTGATGCTGAAACGGCACCACCATCTCTCATTCCAATATTTAACTTAGAATCTTGAGAGAATCCTAGTCCAGAATAAATGTGTGCTTTTAGGTCTGGACCAAATGTGTCACGAAGATCTTTAACTGTAGACAGCATGGCTTGTGAAATTTTTCCTGTACCACTAGTTAGTGCAGAAACAAGTTCATCAATTGTCACTGTCATTCTATCTGTAACGTGAGCAAAATCAGCTTTTACTGATGTGCCTGACTTTCCAACTTGACCACCCTGATTAAAACCAGGAAGCTTTCCAGCATTAAGTGCTTCTAAGAAAGGAAGCATCTTTTGTGCTACTGATTTCTTAACTACGAATTCACCAGGTGTGAGCATTGCAGCAACAGTATATTTGTTTCCAGATCCGCCAACTGTTCCACCAGAAGCAAACTTGGCTCCTGGCTTAAATCCTGGTTTCATCATGTTTGGATTCATTGCTGCAAACTTCATACCAGCTGCCATGGCTTGCTCGTATGCAATCTTTAGCTGATTAACAGCACCTGCTTCAACATTAAATGTTTGGATGAGGTTTGAGTGAGACTGGTTAAGAGATGCTGCAGCAGCTGATGCTTCTAGCTGCTCCATTGTCATATACTGGGTTGACTCACCAAGAACCTTAGTCTGACCAGTTATTCCAAGGTAGCCATTTCGTAGCATTGCAATAAATTTAATTGAGTTTGCAATACCGTTAGCAAGAAGACCAAAAGTCATTAGGATAACTGGACCCAAACCACCAACAATTGCAACAGTAGCAGCTACTGCTTTTTTAATTCCTTCAGGCAGTGCGTTAAACCTTTCTAGAATGTCTGATATGATTTCTACAAACGGTGTAACAACTTCAAGGAAAACCTCACCAATTGGGGCTAAAGCTATTTTTAAATCTTCAACAGTCTTGAGGAACTTGTTCATTGCAGACTCTGCAGTCACTCCAAGTTCTTTTTCAGACATACTTGCTAGCTCACCAATAGAAGCTCCTGCAAGATCTAGAACACGAGAAGCCTGAGTTCCATCTCTAATTACGTTATCAAACAAAGTAGATAGACGTGCAAACTGGAACTTACCAAATAGTTGCTCAATTGCTTGAGCTCGTTTTGTTGGCTCTAGCTTATCAAGTGCTTGAGCAAAACCAATAACTACACCCTTAACGTCATTTGGATTAGCTTCAACAATTCCTCTAAGGTTAATTCCAAGACTTGCTAAGAAAGCTGCAGACTTTTCACTTGGGTTAATCAATGATGCAAGACCAGACTTTAGGGCGTTAGCACCTTCTGAGGCATTAATTCCACCTTCCTTCATTGCAGCCATGAAGAAGGCTAGATCTTTTACGTCACCACCAAGAGACTGAATAACTGGTGCAACCTTTGGAATAGCTGTTGTGATGTCGTCAAGAGAAACTACTGTTTGGTTTTCAACGGCGTTAAGGAAATCAATAGACTGAGCTAGATCTGCTGAAGAAAGTCTAAAAGAGTTCTGTAAAGATATTGTTGTCTCTAGTGACTTCTGGTAATCAATTTGACCAAGTACGGATAGTCGTAAAGATTGCTCAGTCTGTCTTTGTAGGTCTACCCCAGAAAAACCAGCTGCAGCAGCTTCAGCTGCAATTCCTACAGTGTCAGCAGCTGCAATTCCATATTGGGTAAATCCAGAAGCCAATGCCTGAATTTCTTCAAGAGCTTTTGCCCTTTCAGCATCTGGGGTAAATAAATCTCCATATACCTTTTTAAACTTAATTACTTGAGCTTCCATCTCCATGAAAGTTTTTGCTGCAACTGTTCCAAGTGTGACTAGTGGCAGAGTAAAACCAACCATAAGCTGACGACCAGCCCACTGGGTGTTCTTACCAAAGTTTAGAAGATTTGTAGATCCCTGCTTAACAAGCTGATTAAACAATGCTTGCTTTTGAGCAGCAATAGCTGTTTGTGTGCCAAGATCTTTCATGTCAAGGACTTGAGGCCTGATTGCAATTGCTTGCATTGCACCTTGTGCATCACGACCAAGCTTGACGTATTGCGTCTGAAGAGTCTTTACTCTCTCAACAGCAACCTTTTCAATTGTATTAAACTCTGCTGCAAAGTTTTTGCCAAATGTTTTTGTGGCACCAGCAGAGTATCTGAAATACTCTCGCATTGAGAATTTGTTTTTCTCAAGAGAGTTTGTAAAGGTTTCTGCGGAAGTTCTAACAGTACGCAACTCTGCAGAGAAAGCTCCAATAGAGTTAATGCTATTGACAAAGTTTTTCTGCAGGTTGCGTTGTGCTAAGGCTGCTGCCTCACTGCTTTTTGCTATAGAACTGTGAAACTGCGAGATCTGACGCTGAAGGGCTTTGAGCTGCGACAATGCATCTGACGTATCTATTCCTACGCCAATATTGGCATTTACATCTGCCATTCAGGGGTCACCTCGCTTGTATTTTGTTAGTTATCTAAAACGTTTGCTACGCTATCAAGCTTTACTCCAGATGCTGCTTCAACAATCTTGTAGACTGTTGGAAGATCTAGAAGCTCTTCAAGAGCCTTTACATCTCCAGCAAGTTCTGGCTTGTACTGCTTCATAGCAATTTGCACACACTCTAGAAGAAGGTTAACTGACTTTTCGTTGTCCTCAGCTACCTCTGCTACCCCCTCAAACTTCTTCATGAATGGCTTAAGAAGAGAGATTTTTAGTGGACGTACGGTAATCTCAGTGCCATCGATCAAAGTTAAAGTTTGCTCTGTATAAATTGTGGTTGCCATTTAGTGTCCTTCCATATGGTTATTTAATTATACCATAGCTACTTAGCCTTTTACGACTTCATAGCTTAGGCCCATGCCAATACCAAAGCCAGCTTTTTGAGCGTTTATACCCTGTAATGCAATAATGTCATTAGAGTCACTAGTTGCACCACCACTAAATACCCTGGCTTTCATATCTTCCCACTTTTTCTGTGGATCTTCTTGTTGCTGTCCATCAAGGTCTACACCCTGAAGAGCAGCTAAAAACTTTCGTTCTTCAAAGTTTAACTCTCTTCTAGAATTTAGTATTGCTGTTAATTCTGGAATAGATATAGATTTTTCTAGCTCATCATAATTTTTCCAAATTCCCAACAAAAACACTTCAGTTTCTAGCTTTGCCAAGTCAAAGTTGTCCCAAGTTGAATCTGACTGCTCTTCTTTGGCCTGTTCTAAAACTGGCTCTTCGTCATTAATCTTAATACCTGCGGCGGCATCCAATATCTTATAAATTGCCACTAAATCAAAGTTATCCTCAACATCATCAACGCTATTAGAAAACTCTGGATAGTATTGCTGCATAGCTATTCTGACGCACTCAACCATAACTGAAATAGCTTGCTCGTCAGTTTCACTAATTTTAATAGTTTCAAAACGACTCATTAGCTCTTTAAGATATTTAATCTTTAGCGGCGAAAGCTCTATCTCCATCATGTCCATAGTATAGACGTAGTCTAGTCTGTAGATTTCTGTAGGCATTATATAAGTTTACCATAAAAGCAAAGCCCACCTCCGAAGAGATGGGCTAGGCCTTTGTGTTTAGTTATTAGGTAGCTGGAACAAATGTACGGTCGATGATCTTTCCGTAGGAAGCATCTGAGTCATCTGGTAGCAAGCGGAAAGAAACTTCAAACATTGAAGCCTCGTCACGCTTTGCGGATACGGTTACGTTCTCAATTGAAAGAGCACGGTAAGCTGCGTAAATACGCTCTACTGTCTCTCCAACTGCACAGTCACCTGTACCTGCACCAACTGCAATAATACCACGCTCTACTGGACATTCTCCAAGAGAACCTGAACTTAGGTCTAGGGTTCTTCCTGCAGACTGTGACTTGTTACCTGATAGCTTATCGTTATTGTATGCCAATGCGATAAGTAGGTTTTCAAGGGTTGCCTCAGCAAAAGCTGTATTTAGGTTTACCTGCATGCCCTGCTTGTATAGCTTTGCTACGTCAAGGAGCTGGTCAACCTGTACTTCACCAAAATCTGGTGCGAAGCTAAGCTCCAAACCATTCATGGTGTATCCAACGTTTGTGTAATCAGCAGTATACGGAGCCTCTGATAGAGTCTCACGGTAAGATTCTGATGACACGAAAGCTGGTAGGGTGCTCGCATCAACGACGGTGTCTGCAACGAAGAACGAAGCTGCACCTACGATGATGTTATTAGAGTTACCACGTGTGTATGCCATATATTTCACCTCTTTTTCTAGATAGGAATCATTGTTAAATTGTGTTGGCGTGTTTCCTCAAGACTAAGTATATCAGTCTTTTTATACTACTTGTATTCTTGGTCGTATTCTGGGTTAGCAGTATTTGCGTAATAAACCCTGTCTGAAGCATGGTAGTCAAACTCAATGATTAGTCTAGTTCTGGCAAACGCTAGATTGACGCTATTTAGCTCTACTAGATCTCTTGATTCATCTGCTTTAAATACCCTGATTTTATGAAAAAATACGTTATGTGGCTTTTCGATATCAAAGCCAAAATTTTCAGATGCCCACTTATTAAGGTCTTGGGCTGCTGCATCTTCTCTGTCCAGTAATTGCTCAATGATTGTTGTTACGTTATCTGCAATATCAATATCTGGGTGATTTATTGTTAAAATTAATTGTTCTTTTTTAATCCTGTAAAAAGGATTTGTTCTAAAACGCATTAGCTTGTCATACTGAATCCAAAGGGGCTGCTCAAGACCAGTACTTTGAACTAAAGATTCATAGAAGTCTGCCTCAGCTGCCTGACTCAAAGATGGACTGATTGGCACAAAGGTCTGATTAGAAACAACAGCAACTTCGTCAGAAGGATATTTCTTTAGTTCATTAAAGATAAACTGCCTTAACCAGTAAGCTGGATCTGGTAAATTAGATACTGACTTAGACATCTTCAACTCCTACGGTTGTATTGGTAATCCAATTATACCCTGTTTTAATACCAACGGCTTCTCCGCCTCTAACTCCTTCTGCAAAATTATTTTTATAAATCTTAGGATTTTTTAAATAATCGTACAAGCCAGAAGCCTTTAAAAAAGACTGCTTGAAGTAATTTGTCATAAAAGAATCAAACACTCTTTCAAAAGATCCTTGAACCTCGTCTCCACCAGGATTATTAACTCTGACAGAGTTTTTAGTAAAAACCTCTTTTCCACCCACGTTAAATCTTAAAGAGCTAGATCCAGATGGAGTAATTGTTACTGGGATACCAAGCTCCATAATTCTTGCTTTGTCATAAAATGGTTTTGAAGCATCTCTTGATGCAGTGTTAGACTGCCTAAATGTTCCATCTAAAGATAGACCACCCTTTGACACTCTATAATCAAAATCAAACAGCCTAGCTGCAGGAGAGCCTTCCTGGTACCATTCATATACATGGTGCAATGCTTGTCTGTCTGATCTGGCCATTGCATCGATATATTGGTTTAATGCAACAATTGTTCCATTACCAAGATTTTTAAGGAATAAGCTTTTTCCTTTTTCAATGCCACTTAAAAAGCCATTAGAATACTTAACGCTATTAGATAATTTTTTAATAAGGTCATCAGTTTTAAAGTTAATAGTTATCATGAAGTCAATGGCTCCTCTATAATAACCTGGCTTCCTGTTTTTCTCCAAAGCATTTTGTAATATTCGATTGTTCCAAAAGGACCAATAAATGGCTCAATAGTTGCAAGCTCATAAACGGTTCCCTCGCCAGTCCTTGGACCAGAGGTTTCTTTATAAACAACCTCTCCTGAACAATTTTGAATGTTTGTAATTAAAATGTTAGTTGCAGACTGGCTTGTTCCATCTGCCATAATTCTAATATCTGACTTTGATCTAGCAATTAGCTTTCCCTCATACTGTACAAATACTTCTGGCTTTATTTCTTCTGTACCTGCACCACCAACACTAGCTGCATTACATACTATAGTTTTATCTAAGGTCCATTCTTTTTTGATTTTGCCAGAAGTAGTTTGAGTTACAGTTGGATAATAGACATCAGCAAAAAATGGATAAAGAAAGTCTATAGTTTCGCATGACATTACAACATCCTCATCTTTTTAACATTGTTCACATACTTGTTTAGAATCTTGTCTACAAGGATATTTCCTGTTCCGTCGATTACAGACTTATCCATCTGAATCCTAAACTGATCAGTAGAATAGCTAGTGATATATCTCTTGTAGTAGTCTAGCTTTCCACATTTAAGATCGTCAATAAGCATTAAGGTGGCCTCTTTAATGTCTGATGGGATAATCTTGTATCCCTGCTCAAGCTGGAACCTATAGTCAAACCTTGATGGGAAACTTACTCCTGGCCTAAAGGTAAATGTGTTTGCACTGTCATCTGTTTCAAAAATTCCAATTGAATCAGAAACTCCAATAAAAGTTGGGTTTGGGTTACTTTCTGATCTGTTATATTCTCCAGCATAATTTACAGGTGCCTTAGTTATTGCACTCTTGTCTTTTGTAATGAGATAATTCCAGTCTCCCAAAGCTGGTGTCTCTAACGAAGAGTCATAAACAAGCTCATCGTTTTCGTATGCTTCTAAAATCTTATAAGTTTTTTCCCAGAGTGGCACGTAGTCAGTACCCTCTCCAGTTGTTTCCATCCAGTTTGATTTGAAGTAAAAACCATCAGTTGCAGAATCAATAATTGCCCTGGCAATCATTTCATCTTTAGTTGCTTGTGCCAGAGTGTATCCTGCTGAAGTAATAGAGCTTGGATCTACGTATGGTCTTTCTACTGTCAAGGTATCTTCAACAATAATTTCGTCATTGCTGTCCTGAATCTCTAAGTGGTAATACTCATCATACTTGCTAAAATCAACAAGAATGACTTCGTTGTCATCCTCGTCTAGTTCTGTAATTACCCATGGAATGATAACGGTATCTTCTCCATAGGAAACTGTGTAAGTAAAGGAAGCCAAAAGTTCATCCATGTCGTGGCTTCTAACGTAAATGGTGTAGGTGTCTTCTTCTGGAACTTCATATTCCGCAAAAGAATCAGTATATGGGGGTAACCTTAAAATATTCATTATTTAACGCCGTAGTGTTTTGCTACCTCTTCTGGAGTCGCTAAGCGAACAGTCCTATGAGCTAGCCAAAAATTGGCAGTCTCCTTACTAACAATATTATACCCCTTGCTTAGCTCTCCCCACTTAGCTTGTGAAATGTTTCCTTCTGCAAATAACGCTACAGTGTCATTATTTTTTAGGTTTACTTCTATTTTTGGTATTGTATTTTCTTTTGTTTCTTTTTCTGAAAGCTCTTGCACGGCCTCTTCATAAAGCACTTCTAATGGCTTTAGGCTAATAAAATCTAAATCTTTATCAGTTTTTTCATTCATGATAAACCTCCGTTTACAATTATATCAGAATATGACAAAGGGGAGTAGGTATTTCTCCTACTCCCCAAAGTTATAGTCAGTACGGTTTAGCTCTCAGCTGCTGCATCCGCAAATGCAACTGCGTCTAGCTCTTCCCACTGAAGGCCGAAACGAACGAATACGGTGTATTCGATTGTGTCCTTCTTTGGCTTGTACTCACGGTTTACAGTGATGTCTCTCTGGAAACCCCATACACGGTTAGCAGGGAATGTTAGGTCAACATAACCAGCTGGGTAGTAAGGAACTTCCTGAACTTCAACACCTAGAACACGGGTAGTGCGAGCACCACCGAATGTCTGTGCTGCACCATCAAGGTATGCCTGACGGTTACGCTCAGTTCCTGGACCCTTGTCAACAAATGCCTCAGCAATTGCATCAGCAAGAGTACCATTGTTCTTGACGATTCCCTGGAATGCATCAGTACCTGCGTAGAACTTTAGGTTGTTCTTTAGTGCACGGTACTTACGTGGCATTGCAGTGATAATGTCCTGCATTACGTCTGTAGTCCATGCATTGTCAGTTACTGTTACCAGTGACTCGTGTGCATCTCCAGTTGTCTTTACCTTGTGAATGAATCCTTGCATGATCGAAAGGAACGCACCAGTTGTACCGTCACCATTAATGGCTAGGTCTTCGATGTCATTCGCAAAAGCGTTAGTCATTAGACGAACTAGGTGATCCTCAAGAGCAGCACCTTCAATATTGTCTTCTAGACCTTCTGTAGATACTTCCCAGTCTAGACGGATTTTCTTGGTAGTTAGTTCCACCTTTGTGAAGGTAGCACCAGCTTTTTTATACGCACCATCAGCCTGAGCTGCAGCACGGATAACACGCTCACCAACTTTAACCTTTTCAAGTTCCATGGTGTTTGCTCTCATTGTAACTCTGCGTCCATCCTTTGCTAGAACTGTACCGTCCC